TCAATCATCATGGTGCGTACCTCTCGACTTTATATCTTTTGTTCCATACAGATGGATTATTTGCATCAATCCATTCTTCCGGGAATCCGTATACCTTCCATGTGGCGCCGAAGAACTTAACATTACGGTCAGCCCATTCGTGCTCATCACCCTTCGGCAAGCACAGATAAAATTCCAGATGTTTCCCGGTGAGGTTCATCTCCGAAATGATATCTTCCGAAGTAGCCGGATATACAAGCACATTACTGACCGCCGTCTCGATCTCCGCATATACAGGACGATTGAATCCATCTGTACCAGTCTGTGTCCGCTCGCACAGGATTACCGTGATTCCCTGAATCATGATGGAGTCACCTCCTGAAACGGATTCGTGAACCCGATCTTATTGCCGACTCCGAGCAGGGTTTTGTCCAGGCGTCCCAGATACAGTTCGCCGGTGGATCCACCGCTCATTGTCCATGACTGCGAATAAGGACCGGCTGTCATTGTGCCCTGTGTCGCCCCGATCGGGACGGATGCGGAGCCTGCTCCTGCTCCCAGAGCCCGACGGATAATTCTGCACGATACAACAGCCTTTGCGTCATCTGGCGCATCAGCATTGTACGCATCGATTATCACTCCGGCCTCTTCAAGCAGAGCCTCGCACACAGACCGTTCTTCATCCGTAAGCGTTCGGAATCCGGCTTGAACCAGTTCTACGCTTGCATAGATCATTCCGGATCACCTCATTTCTTCGTTGTCTTGCGCTTCTTCGGAACTTCCTTTGCGGGAGTCGCTTCAGCGGCGAGCTTGTGACCCGCCGCCTTATATTCATCTACACGATCTTCCGTGACCCACATGTGTGTTCCGAGTTCGCAATGAATAAACTCGACTCTCTTCATTATGCCGGAACAGCGCCAGTCAGCAGGTTGAAGCAAGAAGTGTCAGCACGGAAACCAACTTCGATCTCTGCTCTCACTGCGATCATGTTCTGCTGCCACAGGTTGATGGTCGTATTGCCGCTGGTCAGTGTAGCGGTATCAGTCACGGAGATCTCAACACCCGCAACAGTGCCGTACATAGCCTGAGACCAGTCACCAGCAACACCAACAACTGCCGGAACAGATCCGGAAGAAGCACCAGCTTTGTACAGATTCTTATTGAAGTAGGTCGGAACACCGAGAACCTTATCAACAACGCCGTCATTGGCAGAAGCCAGGAACAGCGGACGGTTCGTGGTATCGGTAGCGGTCAGCAGCAGCGCACGACCCTGTGCACCGAAAGCAAGACCATTCATAACGCCGCCATGTGCAGCAACATCAGCGTCAGCTGCAACCAGTCCAAGATAAGTGCCGTTGTTGGCATTCAGGATCGACTGAGCGGTGCAGTTTGCGAAGGTATCAAAATTGGTTGCGCTCGGAGCCTGAGTAGCGCCGATCACGGTGCTGTCGAACACGCCTGCAAGAGCGCCCGGAAGTCTCTGGACCAGTGCATCATACAGAGCAGCTGCATCACGGACAAACTCTTTGGAGAAGGTCTCGATAACTGCGATCTTATATGCGCTCATCAGTTTGGTTCCCGGAGTGCCGTTGGAAACCGGCTTTGCTGCAGTCTCAGCAACCCATGCAGCTGTCGGATCGCCAGTGATGACCGGGATCGTTACTCCACGACCGGGAAGTGCGATGTGGTGAGCCAGTCTCATGATTGCAGACTCTTCCTGAGTCTTCTGCATGATTTCGTTTGAAATGTCGCTCGGCAGAGCCATTGAATTAGTAGTTCTGTTAATATCAGCCATTGTTAGCCTCCTTAATTAGCCAGACTGGTTTCCAGCCAGTCCTTAAATTGATCTCTCGTAGCGCCTCCGGATGTCTTCCGTACTTCACCAGAATCCTTGACCACCGGATAACCCTGCGGCTTAGCGAATTCGAGAATCGCTTTGGCTTGTACTTTGCATCCCTCTTCGTCATCTGCATTCAGCAGACTTGCCGGGACGCCGGTCTCGGTCGCTACTTTGTTTCGTATCTCTCGCACACTGTCAGCATGTTTCAGAATGTCGAGTTCCTTCTGGAGCGCTTCTGCTCTCTCTGTTGCCTTCTGAAGTTCTGACTTCTGTGCCTGTTCCGCTTCATCGAATTTGGCTGCTTTTTCCTTCAGCGCATCGAAGTCAGCGTATTTTGCACGTTCACGCTGGAGTCTGTCTCCAACAATCCGATCGACTTCTTCCTGAGTGAAAGTGCGCGGTTCTTCCTGAACCTGATTTGTGTCCTGATTCACAGTTTCCATAAGTTACCTCCCGCTTATGCGTAATTTCCGTGATAGCCTCACGTGAGCATGAAAAAAGCACCTTTTCAGGTGCCTGAATCATCATTATGTTGTTCTGCATACAAGTCTCGCCGCATAGCGTTTAACTTGTCTTTCCAATTGCCGTCCGATGCATTGTAGTAGATCTTCTTGTACTTATTAGGATCATAACCCTGCACGCCTTCACTGGAATTGAACCGCACTATGTACTGGCAATCGCAGTTAGCGTGGATATGAGCTGCATGACTCTTAGCATTCCGTCCGACATATTCCCATCCTCTGGAAGCCAACATCATGCAGAACGCACAGGTCTGACCGACCGGCACGAATGCCATTTCCGCATGGTCTCTGGCAGCGTTCATCTGAATCGTATCTGCACCGGCCTGCTTCACAAGCCTGCTCACAGCGTCGGCAACCTTGCCTTCGCCCTCATTCAGCGAACCCTGTACAGCTCCCCACGTTTCGTCGAGTGTTGCTGTCGGTGCCGGAACCGCAGGCGGAACTTTTGCACCCTGATGCTCTGCCAGATAGTCATACAGCAGTGTTGCCAGTGAACTTGTGCCTTCGCCGTACTTAGTAGCAATCTGATATGCTTTCGTGACCAGATAAGTCATGTTGTCGAATCCGAACTGGTCGATATATGACTGCATCTCTTGAGCGGCGATTTCGTTCAGCTGGTGCATCTTCCGCACATAAGCCATGAAATTAGACTCATTCAGCATTTCCTATCTCCGATAAAACGTTCAGCCCCCGAGCGTACTGCTCCTGAGCCCTAATCCGGCGGATATCAGCCTGGTCGAATCCGATCATCTCAAGGAATATGTCTGTCTCAGCGAATCCCGGTCTGGCTGAAGCAATCTTTGTTGCCGCATCCGCTGTCATTGCGACAGAAGGCATCGCCGGGTTCTTGAAATGAGCCATGATGCTCAGTTCTTCGTCCGTCAGGTCTTCCAAACTCACATTCCGGACAATTGCCTGTGCCATCTGGGCGATCATCTTCAGGCTGTCTCCGTTGCTGTTGTTCAGCTGCTCTGCCATCAGCACCAGCGTCTGTGACTGTGCCAAAATTGCATCCGATGATGTCGGATTTGCGTCATTCACCACGCCTGTGTCAGTCACAGACAGGCCGGTGGCTGCTGAAAACTGTGTCGACAGTAACCTGATCATCTCTACATGCGGTCCGATAGTCCCCTGCTGCAGCTGTCCGAAGCGCGGACTCTCGCCGGTCTCAGGGTTCATGGTTGCCGTTAAAATCGAGCCGACATACTGCTTAAACTTGTCGGAGATGATTGCATCATACTGTTCGTCTGTTACGCCGAGCAAATACTTCTGCGGGGAAGTGGCGAACTCCAGTCCGATCGTAGCGTTGGCAATGGTACGGACATAGCCCTTGATGAGTTCCCGGACTGGCTTCTTCAGCCTGGACCGTCCAAACGGTTTCGCCGGAGTGGCATTCCAGATGAGCGGTTCCATCAGAGGACGCCCCATCTGATGCGGTTTCCTCTCGATCGTCCACTTGTAACCATCACGATTCAAAATGATGACTGCATAATCCGTATCGAACCGAAGAATGGAAGGATGATACTTGTGCCACTCAGACTCATCCCGAAGCGTATCAATGATAGACAGTCCGCAATCAATCCTTCCTGCCTCACCGCTCCAGAGAGCCGATGCAGTTGCTGGGGAATGGAAACGGATTCGGCATCCGCTCTTCTCATCAGCGCTCAAAGTTGCAAAAGTACATCCATACTTCAGCTCATCCTTGCAGGCTTTGGCATATTCGCTGATAAGCCGGTTATCCGAGAGAATCTTGTCCATGCTCTCGACCTTCTCACCATCTGAACCGACAAAACCGTCGAACATGGACCGGGATGCCAGGACATCGACCGTCTTCGCTCCCCATTCGCAGCCTACTTCCAGTCCACGAAGTTCTCTGGGTAAAGCGATGCCAAGATTGACCTCGCCGAGAGTCACGTTCCCTTCATAGTATTTGTTTTTTAGTGCGTTCTTTGCCGCATGTGAATTGAACACATCAACAAGGTCCGAGAGTTGTTCTCGCTCCGTGTCGGTGAGTCCGACCGCATTGATTATTGTTTTATCCAGATTCATCATCCTATCCTCATTTTCCTCGAAGGATCCCGCTTACTAGTTTTTGCTCCCCATAATGCCAGTGCGGCTGCTTCGATCGGAGTGCTGTTCTCACCACCGAAGCCCCAGCCCTTACCGATAGGCCGTTTGATCGATGACAGAGCGCTTTCGCTGAGGTCTTCCTGCGGCTGGTACCACGTGAATGACTTGTCAGCCAGTCCGTCCGTCAAAACACTTACTGCTGCTATCATATCGTTGGCGGACGCCTTGATTACCGAATCTTTATAGCGCCATGTGTCCGCTATACGGTCGATCAGCATTTCTACACCGTTCCGGCCGTCGATCACAACACATGCAGCCTTCCCATATCGCTGATTCAGCCAGTCAGCAACCCACTTCGTACCATATCCGGCAGGCTTCCGGTCGATTAGTGTTACTCTCGCAGGTCCATCCTTCGGAATCACAGCTCCGCACAGTACAGTCTCGGAACCGTCCGAAGCAAACTTCACAGCATAAGCCGTTTTGCCTTCTGGCTTCGGTGCCATCGATGCACATGCATTCCAGGCTTCCGGATTGATCGCCTTCTCGATCTCCTGAGTGAATACGGGGCTCCACCAGCCAAGACGCTCTCTGGCGAATGTGTCAGGATCCATCTGCTCACACTCGCTCTCTATCGTCGATAACAATATCCGTCTCCCTAAAGCCGGATTGCACGACGCCCAGCGTTCACGTTCACTCACATCTCCAATATCATCGACACTGTATTCGAACCACGATGTTCTCTTCGTTTCGCCATCCAGTGCCTTCTTGCGTATCCCCCTGAAAACGATGCCTGGCGCCGTTGGGTCCGGAGGCGTTCCAGTGTATATCGTCTGGGGGTTAAGGCTTGCCGAGATTGCCGGAAGGAACGAAGCCTGTGCATTCTCATCAATCTCTTGTGCCTCATCGATTATTAGTAAATCTCCATGCTGACCTCGACCACCATTCCGTGTCCGTGCCAAGAATTTTATCCTGGCGCCGTTCTTCAGGATGATCTGCTCTCTACCTAACGCCGTCTTGATTTCTTTCACTTGCTTGACTATCTTCGGACCTTCGAAGAATTCACGCATCTCTTCGAATGTTTCCGTCGCTGTCTTCTGCAAGTGTGCCGTGTAGATCACTTCCTCTCCGTACAGCAGCATACCTGCGGTAGCCCGACTCTGTAGCAACAGTGTCTTACCGTTCTGGCGTGGAACAGAACCGCCACAGGTTGTACTCGCCCATTTGCCGGAAGGTGTTGTCCCCAACCAATCATCCAGGATATCTGTCTGCCATGGATCCAGATGAAGCCCACCGACACTCAATAGCCTTGCAGCCTTCAGGCCGTCACTCTTCTGGTAGTTCGGAGCAATCCGGACCGTCGGCTCCTGCGATCCCATTAATGATGTCGCTGATTTCGTCTTGCTCATCTATACTCTCGATTTCTTCTATCTCCCTGATAGTCTCCCTGTACTGTCTGGCAATCGCCGCCATAGACTTAATGTCGCTGGTTGCCAGAGAATGTTCCAATATGCGTTCCAGTTCTTTCAGTTTCTCTAATCTTGTCATCCCTTACTCATCGACAATCCTGCCGCTCCCAGTGCTTTCAATAGTTCATTGTTCTTTGCATTCTTGATTGCGGTCTCTCTATCTGCCGGATACACATTTACCTGAGAAAAATAATTCAGTGTGTGAGTGGCGGTGTTGTAATTGCCATCTGCTATATCCGCAACACTTTGCCCTGCGGTCTCAAGTACGGCTTGCATCTCAGCAGATTTCATTACTTGATTCAAGCCGGGAAGGTTTAATTCGAATTTTACTTTGCTCATTACGCATACCCTAACAAATCACGCTTATCTGAATTGCATATAGCGCAAGCACATTGCACGTTGTCCCATGTATGTGAACCACCTTTTGCAAGTGGAATAATATGGTCGACTGTTGGGAAATCTGGTCCGAGAGTTCCCCACCTTAAGTCATGCTCATTACATACTTTTCCACATATCTGGCAGATACCATGGTCACGTTTGATAACCTTTATCCTTGTTACAGAAGAATCATAATAGACTCCATATTTGCGGCATCTGCTTCTATAGCTTCTGCCATTACGTTTTCTTTTGTTTTTGCATTTATCCGAACAATACTTTTGATTGGAATATTCACTATAAAACTCTTTACCGCAACAAATGCACTTTTTAGGTGTCTTTGATTCCGTCAATGCAGTAAGAAAACTCAGCATCTTCCGGCGAGCTTCAGCAAGTTCCTTCTGTTCTTTGCAATACTCACATTCAGTGTTGTATCTTCGTGCTGTTGACTTAGAACGTTCAATAATGTTGTTACAGCATTTACACCTAAGACGAATATATTTTCTGGTGTGACTCACATACTCAAATGAATCGCCATGCTTTTGATTGACCCATATCTCAGTCGTATTAATGCGAGCATTACCATTATTTGGTCTCCAATGATAAGTAACAGCACATTCATGAGAACAAGTAACAGCCGTATCACGAAAACTATCAAACGGTTTTCCGCATACCACACATATCTTGTGATACGGTTCGACATTCGGATTACAAGAAATTCCCTTCGCAAGCCTGATTGAAATGTCCTTGCATTTTCTTGAACAATAAGATGAGCGAGCCTGCTTTGCCAGAAACAGTTTTCCACAGTATGCACACTTTACATACCTTGGTTCTAAAAAACCATTCCGCTTTAATGCTCTATATACTGTAGTCTGACTGACTCCTAATGCTTTCCCTGCATCCGTCTGAGAGCCATACTTCTTATAAGCGTCAATAAGTTCCGCATCCGTGTATTTACTTTTCTTTTCCATGATTACCTGCCTTTGTAATCTGCCTATGAATGCCACAACAACGCTAGGCATTGCGCTTTCGGGAGCTACCCTAGTTGTGGCAATATCATCTCAAAATTCATCTGTGTGTAAATTGACGCT